GCGTAAATCTATAATTAAGAATGAAATATACGAGATCACAGGCATATCTGATTTGCAACGTGGTGACTCAAATGCACAAGAAACAGCAACAGCACAACGGTTAAAAGGTAGTTACGGTGCAATTCGATTGCGTCCCAGACGTGAACCAATGGAAGAGTTTATTCGTGACAGTTACCGTATTATGGGTGAAATCATTGCCGATGAGTTTTCTTCAACGTCACTGCAAAAATTAACAGGTATAGAACCTGATCCAGAATGTATGGCATTGCTACAAAATGATCAAATGCGTGATTTTAGAATAGACATAGAGACTGATAGCACAGTGCAACCAAACGAGATTACTGACCAACAAAAGGCTGTTGAATATAGTCAGGTTGTGAGCAACATACTTAGTCAGGGAATACCAGCCATACAAGCATTTCCACAAATAGCACCATTTCTTGCAGAAAGTTTAAAGTTTGTGGCACGTCAGTTTAAGGCTGGAAGGCAATTAGAAGATCAGCTCACACAGCTAACTGATAGTATAGAGCAGATGGGTCAACAGCAACAACAGCCTGAACAGGGTCAACAAAACCCAGAAGCACAGCAACAGGCTATGGCACAACAGCAAGACGGTATGATGGCACAAGCTGAGATGCAGATGAAACAACAAGACATGGCTGTAAAAGCACAAACTGCACAAATGAATAACCAAACTAAACTGCAAATAGCACAAATGAATGCACAAACTAAAATGGTTGATACGCAAACTAGAGCAGAAGCTGAAGCAGAACGTAACGCAACTACCATACGAAAAAATGAACTAGATGTTTTAGCTGGCAACGCAGGAAACTTTAATCAATGATTGTAACGCAGAAAGTACATCCGAAAACAGGGCAAATAGTTACTATTGGTGAATATCATAGAAGTGAAATCCGTTTGTCATATAGCCGATTAAAAACACAATTAAGTAAATATTGCAGCTACCTTTGGTGTGAATATGCAGCTAAATATAAACCAAAGAAGCCTAAAAAAGAATTTACTGCTAAGTTAGATCATTGGAGAGCTACTGGCACTTTGACAGTTGTAACAGACGATACTGTAGAACATTTTAAATCACACGCTGATGGCAAGATGTACAGCAGCAAAAAGAAATATCGGCAAGAATTGCATGGTATGGGATATGAAGAAATCGGTAATGACACTCAAGAAGGACTAAAGCATAAGGCTGTTTTAGAAGACCAAGCTAAATTTAAGGACATCAAAAACGACATCGAAAGGACATGGGATGGCTATTGAGGAAGTTAAGGAGACAAGCATTGAAGACGATATTATGGCAGCTATGGAAATGGCTGAAGAACCTATTTCAGAAGATGATGCAGATTTGCACAATGATGCTACAGAAAGCACTGACAATGGTGCAGTGGCTTCAGAACCAGTACAGGAAGATAGTGAACAACATACGAATGAAATAGCTACTGAAGAGGCATCTACAGAAGTAGTAGAAGAAAGTTTTACAGCCCCAGATTATTGGGATGATGAGACTAAAACTGCTTTTGAAGGTCTACCAGATAATGCAACTAAAGACGCATTTAAACTTAAATTAACTAACCTTGAAAGAGGTTATCAAAAGAAATTTGACAACATCGCTGATGTTAGCAAAGAACACGAGCAAATTGTGGGGCTTATGTCACCATTTGAGGCTACTCTGAACAGTCAAGGTTTGAGCCGAATTCAAGGTATTCAAAGACTTGTAGGTGCAGAGCAGTTGCTTTCTCAAAACCCAGTGAATGGTCTATCACAACTTGTTCAGCAATATGGAGGACAAAATGCTCAGGCAATTGTTCAACAGCTTGCACAATCGTATGGAGTATTGCCACAGGAAGCTGACGACAGCCAAGCCTATGCTGATCCCGAAATTTTAGCGTTGCAACAACAAAACAGTCAGATAATGGCTCAGTTGCAGCAAAATGAAAATAATGCTCTTAACCAACGCACTGATGAAGCAAGAAACCAAATCAGTTTATTTGCTGAAGCAACGGATGATGGTGGTAAAAAACTACATCCACATTTTGACCAAGTGGAACAAGTAATGGGAAGGATGATAACGGCTGGTCTAGCAACAGATATGAATGATGCTTATGATAGAGCTGTTTTTGCTGATCCCAATATACGTTCAGAATATTTAACAGCAGAGCGTGAAAACGTAGCTGTAAAGTTAAATACTGAACGCAAAGCTAGTAATCAAAATGCAAAGGCTGCATCTAAAAATGTGAAAACTAATAATGTTGCACCTGACAATGTTTCTGCTGATGAGCCAGATAATGTTCTAGCCTCTGTACAAAAAGCGATGCGAGAGAGCGTATAATAATGGAGAAAAACTATGGCTTTTGCTAATAGTAACTTTGATGCCATTGTAACAACTACCTTGAAAAACAGAACAGGTAAAGTTGCAGACAATGTCACCGCAAATAACTCAGTTCTCGCTGAACTGAGCCGTAAAGGCAATATTATGCTTGAAGATGGCGGTCAATCGCTTGTTCAAGAACTTGATTTTGCTGAAAATTCAACATTCTCATATTACTCAGGCTATGAAGTGCTAGATATTACAGCATCTGACGTAATAAGTGCTGCTGAATATGATTGGAAACAGGCTGCTGTATCAGTAGTAATTTCTGGACTTGATATGCGTAGGAACAGCGGTAAAAACCGCATGATTAATCTTATTGCAGCTCGTGTTAAGAATGCTGAAAACACAATGGCTAATAATCTATCAACTGGTATCTTCTCTGATGGTACAGGTTCTGGTGGTAAGGAAATTGGTGGTCTTGGTTTGATCGTTGCTCCTTCTCCTGCAACTGGTACTGTTGGTGGCATTAACAGAGCAAATTTTGCCTTCTGGCGTAATATTGCTTATGATGCGTCATCAGATGGTGGTGCTGCTGCTTCAGCTTCAAACATACAAGCATATATGAATGCTGTATGGGTACAAACTGTTCGGGGTTCAGATGCTCCTAATCTGATTGCAGCCGATAATAACTACTTTAATTTCTTCTGGGAAAGCCTCACCGCAATCCAGCGTATTACAACGAGCGACAAAGCCACTTCTGGTTTCCGTTCATTGGAATATAATGGTCCTAGTGGTTCAGCTCCTGTCGTTCTTGACAATGGTGCTGGTACAGATAAAATGTATCTACTTAATACAGATTACCTGTTCTTTAAAGTACATAAAGATGCGAATTATGCTGTTTCAGATGATCGTGTTTCAAATAACCAAGATGCCATTACAAAGCACATTCTCTTCATGGGTAACATGACAGCGAGTAATTGTTCTTTGCAAGGCGTTATAAAAGCGTAATAGAAAGGTAAAAAAATTATGTCTTATATAACTGGAATGAATATTACCCAAGTAGATACTACTGAAAAATTCGAGCTAGGTTCAGTAGGACGTACTTCTGACGGTAAAATGTATCGTTATATGCAATACGAAGCTGGAACTGCTGCTGTGTCAGGAGTTGCTGGTGAAGTAGCGTATTATGATGGTGCTGGAACAACACAAACTTATGTTGTCACTTCTGACGTGTCAGATAGTGTTAATGTTGGTGCTGGTGTACTTCAGGCAATTTTAGCAGATGGTGAATATGGATGGCTACAAACTCGTGGTCCTGCAACATTAACTATTGCTTTAACTGCTGGTGCTGATGGAAACGCACTAACACCAGTCGGTGCTGGCGATGGTACACTTGATGTATCTGCTGCTGTTACTGACCATGTGTGTGCAATTGCTGATGATATTTCTGCAAAGAAAATTGTCTGCATGTTCCCATAGTAACTAAATGATGTGGGGGTGGCTAGGTTTTGCACTGACCATCCCCTCATTACCATTAATTTAACAAAAGGATTTGATATGGACATCAACGATTTTAGAACTACAGGTTCAGCCAGTGATGGTAACATAGTTACAATTTATACTAAAAAAGTTATTAACAATTTTAAAAGTAAAGAAGCAGATGAACTTATTTATGATTTTCTGCCATATTTAGAAATTGTGTCAGCAGGACAAAGGCATTCAATAGTTGTTCGTAAAATTGAAACAGCCGATAAAACAAAATATAAACAACATTGGGACGCATACGAGAAAAAAGAACAGTTGCGGTCAGAAGGGACTGCATTAAGGGATTGGACTGGTGTTGAACCAGAAATGGTTGCAGCACTAGAGTATATGAATATCTTTACAGTTGAAGATTTAAGTAATGTGTCAGACGGTAATTTGCAAAATATTGGCATGGGTGCTAATAAACTAAAAAATGCTGCAAAATTATTTGTTAGCGGTAAAGATAAAAATGATGTAACATTACAAAAAGCACTAGATAAAATTGCAGATTTAGAGATCAAAATTGCACTAATGGGGGCTGAAACAGCTATCCCTGATGTACCAAAGACAGGAACACAGGATGAGCCTATTAAGCGTAGTACAAGACAGCCTAAAAGAAATCGGAGGGTTTGAAGTTCCAACAAGCGTAGTTGGTAACACAAACGAAACAGCCGTTTTAAGTTTAGCACTGGCAAACAGGTCATTGCTAGAGACTGCAAAACGTACTGACTGGGCAAACCAAACTGTTCGTGGTACAATTACAACTTCTAGTGGCACAGATCAATATGCTTTACCGTCAGATTTTAAAGGTCTTATAAATGACAGTATGTGGGATGACACAAACAATCGTAAAGTGTTTGGCCCTATATCTGCAAGTATGTGGGAATTTTTTAAGAACAGTTCTGTATCAAATACATCTTTAACAAGATATATGCGAATATACAAAGCCACTGCTAACAATAATAAAGTGTTTTATTTCTACCCTACACCTGACAGCACAGCATCAATAAAATACGAATATCAATCAAATGGTTTAGCACAAGCTAGTGATGGCACAATGCAAGCCAAATATCTTGCTGATGCGGATACTGCATTACTTGACGAAGATACTGTTGCTTTAGGCTTTAAATGGCGAATATTAAAAAGTCGTGGTTTACCTTATGCTGAAGAATTTCGTGATTATGAAATGTCTATTGAAAGCAGCATAAACGATAACGGTGCTGGAATAATTGACACTGGCTCAGACACTATGTTTGATAAGTTTTTAGTTATAACTCCTGATGGAAGCTGGAACGTATGAGGCAACCATTATTAGATAATCGCAGACTGCAACAAACTGCACAGATATTTTCGTTACCGTCACCAACTGGTGGTTGGAATGCAAGAGATAATTTAGCAGCTATGCCTTCCTTGGACGCAGTTAAAATGATTAATTTTTTCCCTGAGAATGATGGTGTTACCCTCCGTAAAGGTGATGTCCTCTTTGCTGAGGGTATGTCAGGGGCGGTTGAGTTCTTATTTGAGTATGAAAGTGCTGATAGTAATGATTTACTCGCTGCCTCTGACGGTAATTTTTATGACATTACAAGTGGTACACCAGTTGCTAAAGCCACAGGACTAACTAACTCACAATGGCAATCTACAAATTACAATGCTCGTGGTTTTTTTGTTAATGGTGAGGATGCACCAAGAGATTGGAACGGTACAACATTAGCTGCCACATCATGGACAGGTTCAGGCCTAACAATAGCAGATTTGATCAATGTGCAAGTTGTGCGTGACAGGTTATGGTTTTGTCAAAAAGGCACGGCTGACGCATGGTATAGTGGCATAGGATCAATAACAGGAGCATTATCTAAATTTGCAATAAGTGAAATAGCACGGAATGGCACACTTATGGCAATTGGTTCTTGGTCAAGAGATAGCGGTGATGGTGCAGATGATGCTACTGTCTTTGTAATGTCTACTGGTGAGATATTAGTATATCAAGGTGATGTCAGTAGTACATTTACCTTAGTTGGTCGTTTTAATGCTCCTGAGCCTATTGGCAGACGGTGTTTAATAAATTGGGGCGGTGAATTAGTTATTATTACTCGTTCTGGTTATTTAACTTGCACAGGCATAATGGAAGGTAAGATTAGACCAGATGATGCAATAAGTGAAAAGATAAGAGATGCTGTTGCACAAGCTGTAGAAAATGGTGGTAATTTAGACGGTTGGGAAGCAATGCTATCACCAGACGGACGCAAGCTAATCTTTAATGTGCCTGTTGCGGAAGACAGCGTATATGATCAGCACGTTTTAAATACAATTACTGGTGCATGGGGTCAGTATAAGGACCGTAATATGCAATCAATGGCAAGTTTAAATAATAGTATGTATGGCGGCTTTGCTGGCGGTAAAGTTTTTCGATTAGACGATGGTAATCAAGATATAAGTGCTGGTTTTAATGTTGTCAAAGGTGTTTGCAAACAAGCAAGTAATAGTTTAGTTGCACCTGACAGACCGTTAGATGGCACAAAAAAAGAAGTAACAATGCTGCGACCGTTTGTTAAAGGTGGTGGCACAGTCAATTTAACTATGGATGTGCAAGCTGATTTTAGTGATTTGCAACTTGTTGCCAACAATCAATCATTATCACCTAACGCAGAACCTTGGGAAGCCTTTGGTGTCTTTGATTGGGAAGACTGGGAACTTGCATGGGGTCAAGGATCTGGTATTGCATCTACAAGTTTAACTGTTGGTGCGGTTGGCGAAACATTTTCTATCGTATTAGACGGTGAAACAGCAGAATCGTTGGTATGGTACTCAACTGACGTAATTTATAGACGTGGAGGAATAATTTAATGGCAACTTTAACAGGACGTTCGCCAAAAGATACATACGGTGACTTATTACAGGTTAGCAATGCCAATGACGGTGTTGATAGCACTTTACGTTTTGTGTCGGACGGTAAAGGTACAAATTCATCATTAAAAATAAGCAGTGCATCTGCACAGTTTACAGGTACATTAACATCGACAGGTTTGCTTACAACAACAGCAGGGATTGTTTCAGGCTCAGACATTATAAGTGATACTGATAGCACTGATGATCTTGGTAGCACAGGAGTGCGTTGGTTAAACCTTTGGGTTGATAATATAACGATGGGAGGCACTATCGCTGGTGCTGTAGCTACTTTTAGTAGCACCATGACGGTAACTGGTTTGACAACTGCCACAGGTGGTATTGTTACAAGTGGCACTATCATTTTTGAAGGTGCAACCGCAGACGCACATGAAACCACCTTGACAGTTGTCGATCCTACAGGTGACAGAACCGTATCATTGCCAAATGCAACAGATACATTAGTTGGTAAAGCAACTACTGACACACTTACAAATAAGACTTTAACCAGTCCTGTTCTAAATACAGGGTTGTCAGGAACAGCATTTCTTGATGAAGATAATATGGCATCAAACAGTGCAACAAAAGCAGCGTCACAGCAGTCTATTAAAGCCTATGTAGACGCACAAGTTGATACAGCAGATACATTGTCAGAAGTGCTTGCTATTGGCAACACAACAGGCGGTACAGACGTTTCTGTATCTACTGATGATAAAGTACAATTCAGAGATGCAGCTATATACATTAACTCTTCTGCTGACGGACAGTTAGACATTGTTGCAGATACTGAGATTCAAATAGCTGCAACTACGATTGATATTAATGGTGCTATTAATGCAAGTGGGGAAATAATTGCAGGAAGCCTTGATATATCAGGTGATATTGATGTGGATGGGACAACCAATTTAGATGTTGTTGACATTGATGGTGCTGTAAACATGGCAGCCACTGCGGTGGTTATAGGCGTACTAAGCACAACCGCTGAAGCTGTGTTTAACGGTGGTTTTGCTAGTAATGCTGACTCAATTATGGGTACTAACAAAAAAATAAAGTTTAGAGATGCAGCCATATACATTAACTCAAGCACTGACGGACAGCTTGATATTGTCGCAGATACTGAGATACAGATTGCAGCCACTACAATAGACATAAACGGTGCTGTTGCTTTAAACGGTGCATTAACAGGCATTACAGACATTACTGCTTCTGGTGTTATTACAGGCGGTACAGTAGAAGCCACAACCGATACCGCAGCAGGAGATAATGCTGCAATGGGTTACACTGCTGCTGAAGGTTTAATCCTTACAGGTCAAGGCTCTAGTAATGACGTAACAATTAAGAACGATGCAGATGCTACGGTTATGAGCATTGCCACTGGTACTACAACCGCCACCTTCGCAGGGGAGGTAAATGTAGGTACAACAGCCTCTGGTGATGGGACGCTAAACATTATTGCATCTACTGGCGAGCAAAGTATTATTGAGTTCTCTGATACTACAAACTCTCGTGGACGCATCTACTATGACCACTCTGCTAGTCCAGAAGCTCTTGTATTGGAGACTACTGGCACAACTGCCATGACAATAAATAACTCACAAGCTACAACCTTTGCAGGTGATGTTTCAGTTGGTAACGGAACAATTACCCCTAACGGTTCTATTAATGACATAGCAATAACAAGTGCAAATTCAGCAGCAGGGATAACTATTGGTACAGCAAATAATGGTGTTGGCTATCTAGCATGGGCAGATACAGATGCAAACAACGGTGCTTGGATATCATTAGACCATGGGACAAACACTTTTGACTTTAGGAATAACTCAGCATCTCAACTTACCCTTTCAGGCACTGTGGCCAATTTCCAAAATAATGACATAAAAACCGTAGGGGAGGTTGTTATAGGTGCTACAGGAGGTAGTTCAGCAGGTATCGTAACAGTTTCTTTTGATGGGTCGCCAGACAACGGGATTTATTTACGCAACACTGATAATGGGTCAGCCGATCAAAACTTAATGGTATTTGATAGAAACGGTAGTAATACTGGTGAAATTGTACAGTCAAATTCTGGTACGAGTTATGTGACATCTTCAGACTACCGTCTCAAAGAAAATGTAGTTACCGACTGGGACGCAACAACAAGATTGAAACAGTTAAAGCCATCACGTTTTAACTTTATTATTGATGCAGATAAAACTGTAGACGGTTTTTTAGCTCATGAGGTACAAGCAATAGTTCCTGAAGCAATCACTGGTACAAAAGACGCAATGACTGACATAGTTCTTTATGTTGAAGGTGACATACTACCTGAAGGAAAATCTGTTGGAGATGTTAAGAAAGCATCAGCACCAAACTATCAAGGCATTGACCAAAGTAAATTAGTTCCGTTGTTAGTAAAGACCATACAGGAACTTGAAGCACGAATAACAGCATTAGAAGCATAGGATTTATTATGAGCAAAGAACTAAATAAAAACATTGGCAAGTTAGAAGCACAAGTTGCTATTTTGCAAAAGACTACAACTGACCTTGCTACTGAGGTGCACAATCTATCTGCTCAAATGAACAGATGGAAGGGCGGTGGCATGGTTCTGCTAGTTATTGGAACGTCACTAGGCTTTATTGTAGATACGCTATTTAAAATAGTTGGTAAAT